GCCAAGAAGGAGTAAGCATTATTTTTATATCTTCTGTCTTTAAATTAGGTGGTGATCCATATGGTTCTGTTGTACGTTGTTTTGCTTCTGTTAATTTATCAGAAGTAGGGCCAACAAATATACCAGAACTTTCAAAAACACGAAGCCATGCATGGTTTAAATTTTTTACTCGGCCTTGACCAACAGCTTCTGTTTGTAATGCTAATGGCAAAGTTTGTAAATCACATACATAAGGTAAACCAACGTGTGTAACGCTAGATGCACGATTTAATACAATACCACCATTAGAATCTACTACTCTAGATGGATGTACCGCACCGTCCGCTAATATGCTGACTGTTTTGCCTATTAAATGATCTAATCCTAATAATGTTTTTTCTGCAATTTCAAAATTACTGGTTGCTGCATTTTGTAAACTACTTGGTAAAGTTTGATTTACTTTTGCAGTAGCTGTAGTTGCGCTAGTTATAGTAAGAATATCTAACCTATAAGAATTAGTGCCATCAACTAAAACAATTGCATCTTGTACATCTGTAGTTAATCCATTACTTTGATACTTAAATACGTTAGCTGACCCAACACTAGCTGCTATAGTTATATTTACAATTTCTCCTGTTGTATAACCGTTACTTCCAATATTTTGTATAGTTACTGTTCTTGATAAAGCTGTACTTACTATATTTGTGCCGTTATATGACAAACCAGAATCTACAAAAAAACTATCACGTTGTGACGCATAATCTCTTGTACCCATACATTCTATGTATCTTTTTGTAGCACCTCCAATAGTTCTTTTTATTACACAATAAGCTGCATCTACACTGCCTTCAGCAACTGTTGCAACGCTTTCAAATGTACCGTCTGTATCATGTTGATGCCATGCTCCTACCTGTTGTTCTGGCACATATGTAAGACCTATCAATTTACCGCTTGTACTAATCATCCAGACAATTGGTGTCGGTGCTTTAGCTAAAGTCATATCTGTAATATCAAAACCATCAAACAAATGTGCTGCCCTTATAGATAAATCACCAGTAATAAAACCATTAGATTGCCAGTTATAACCTAGTTCTCTTGCATGACCACCACGACTTGCAATATAAACCATGCTGTTATTAACTACTACAGGTTGTGTATCATTAGCTCCTACATATGATTGTGGTTTTACTGCTATAGATGTAGGTGTTATAGCATCACTGTTTACAGATGTAACTCTCCATTCTGCTGCTTCTGTCATAAATAACAATTGCGTCAGCGGTACTATATGTTTTATTCTGTTTGCTTCACGAGCAGCAACTTTAAATTGAATACGGTCATCATCTCGTATTGGTAATTTAAATGACATATCACTTTCTGTACCTGACCTAGTCATAAATATAGTTTGAGGTTCATTATTAGTACCAGCAAAAACTCTACGTTGTTCAAAATAAGAAACAGCATTAGGAAAATTATTTGTACCAGAAAATATAGTTTCGTATCTTGGTGGTGTTATAGCAAAATCTGGTGCAATATTATTATCTACAATACTGTATGTACTTGGATTGCTTGATGAATCATGATCTTTTTCTCCAATAAAACCAAACAATCCACCTTGTTCTTTATAAACTCTGTATCTTGATGCACCAACAACATCGTTCCATGTAATAGTATTTTTAGCCCCTGTCACAAAAATATTATTAGATACAGTTTGGGAACTTGATGCTGCACTTTCTCGTATTCCATCACTTGCTATTGCAGTTACTATATAAGTATGATCTTCGTTAGTATCAGAATTGTTACTTGCTGAACTTGGCATATATGCAGAAACTGATAATCCAGTTGGTGCTGATATTGCTGCTGTAAAATCTATATTAATAAATTGCCAATTACTTGCTCCATATCTTCTTAATTCTGCTGGTTCATGATTTGGATGTACTAGCGTCATTACGTCAGAAGATTGTACAAATTTAATATCAAATAATTCTGTTTCTAAATATGGTGATGGTATTTCATATGTCATATCAGTTGGCAATGCATACCAATTTGTAGAGTTTGGTGGTTGGCTATTTGAATGTGCTGTTTTAGCGTAATAATTTACGTTGTTATATTTTGCTATATCACCAACTGAATAAGTTGTACTACTACTCCATGCTGATCCGTCTGTATATTGTAAAGTTAAACATTGTGTATGAAATCTAAAATATTCTTGACCCATTTCTATAACCATTGTCTGCGACACGTTAAATCTAAATGGTATTAATCTTGTTTGTTTTGTAGAATCTTTAACTTCTTTTACAAAAGAAAATCCCGGTCTGTTTTCTGCTGGCCCTTGTGGTTTAGCAATAAAATTAAGCATTGTTGCAGCACCTTGTTGATATTTACTGTCATCAATACGACCTGCCATTTCTGGTGATATTTCACCACTAGAGAATGATTTGAGAAAAGTTCTTGTGTTTGGCATAAATTACCTCCCAGATGTCCAAGGCACAATATGTTCTACTGTTATATCTCTATGTAAATTATCTTGTTGTTTTGCACTTGCTAAATAATTACGCATCATTTCTGTGCATCGTTTTGCCTGTGCCATACCTTGATCACCTTTTATTATTGGCCCTGCCATCATAGATGCTAAATGCCAAGATAAAGTAACAATAAATAATGGTGAAAATGTTGTTGAATCAGTTACTAATGATTGATATCGCAACAATGCATTTTCTTGATTGCTATAAATATAAATTCCTTCTACTGCAAATTGTTGTGGTGTATATTGACCTGCCACAATAGTAGGTGCATAGTTAGATGTTATCCCACCGGGAGTATCACCGGCAGACATTCTTGTAGCATAATCATTTTGTGCTGTAGGAGATATTATTGCAACAGGTGTCATCATGTCAGCAGGTGCTACATATGCATATTCCCACTGTTCAAGCGTATTAGTTGTAGTTGCTAAACTTGCACGTTTGGCTGCAAAATTCCAAGTATGTGATTCTAATAAACTGTTTCTTGCTATAGGATAAAATCTTGCAGCGTGTTCCGCTTGAGCAGAACCTTCTGGTGGTTTTATCGAAGCAATAGTTGCATCATCACCTAAATGTGCCAAGGCAAGGTTGCAAATGTCTATTTCAGTTGCCATTACATCTCCTATAAAAAAGGGAGGTTAGCAGTATTACTACTAGCCCCCTGTGTATCAAATAAGAAGACTAATCCTATTTACTAACTGCTTCAAGTTGTTTAATAAGAGTATCTTTTGTTTGTCTTCTATCTAGCTCAATGCCAATAGTACGACCATAAACTTCAAGTTCTGCTTTTGTCATTGTTTCTAAATTAGTTGCCTTTACCTCAGTTTTTACAGGTGTAGTTGACACTACAGGTGTCTGAGGTTCTTCACCACTAATTAGTTCAAGATGTTTGCAATACTCTCCGTTATACTCAAATTCTTCATCAACTTCTCGTAAGCTATTACCTACGAAACATTTAATTTTTGCTTTGTAAATAGGCATAGATTCTCCTTATTAAGCTACGGTAAAGCCAGAAGCATAGAACTTCTGTCCATCACCAATTGTTTCTACTATATCAGCAGTAACTTTACCTGCATTCATAGTACCTGCAACTGTGTACCTAGCACCAAGATATCTTTGGCCTTTGCCAGCAATCTCTGGATTTAAGGTAACAACAATGTTTTTACCTAATGTAAGTGATGCTGTGACAATTGCTGCACTACTACCAATAACAGTAGGTGAACCTAAGTTTGCACTTGCACTAGTAATAACTTCAAAAGTTACACTTGTACCGTTAGCAAATGCTTCAGTTAATGCAAAGTTCATGTACAAAGTTGTACCTTCACCCATGTCTCTTGCAACACCTAAATCAACGGTGTTAGTAGATACAGCGGTAGATGTAACCGCTTGATCTTCGCTTACTCTGAGCAGTGAATCTGTAATCATTTTGTAAAAATCTCCAAAAAATAAAAGAATAATCTAAGTAACTATTAAGTCACACGAGCTTCAGCATTGATTAAAGCATCTACCTGTCTGATTGGAGTACCTAAGAATGATAAGTAGCTTTTTGCTTGTCCAAATTGTGATAAACCTTCTTGTATATTTAATACGTTTTGTGATTTATCCAAAGCTGCAATAGACAATCCAGAATGAACTGTTCTGTTCATATAAAAAGCTGCTCTACCCATACCCATGTTAGGTATTCTGTAAGTTGCTCTTGCCATTAATTTAACAAGTGCAGTTGCAGCAGTAGTAGCTTGAGTACCAGTAACTCCAACTAAATCAGA